CCATGGTAACCATCCAGTATTTGCCACGTGAGCTCTGTAAGTTAGACCAATATCCAAACTTCCAATATTCTCAAGCTTAAGTTCAAGAGCTTCCATACGTAAAGCAGAGCCAGTTGTTCCACTTACAATACCATTACGAACCCAAGACTGCCATGCTAAATTCTCAAGATGCGTTCTATAGTTCGTTGAAATATTAACACCACTACCATCGCCAAGAACGGTACAGATACCCATGTGTAATCTTTTATCCGCTGTAACCTGCATATTGTGATTGTCTAAAACTTGAGTCAACCATTGTTCGGGAGTGGTGTTTACATATTTTGCAGGTCTTTGAGTGCTGTCGAGTAAATACCCGAGTTCACCTTCACAAGTAACATCTTTGGTTTTATTCAAACCCTCATCGTCAAAGGTTATACGCCCTTCAAACAACAGATCTTTTCGAGTGTTTGAATACACCTCGTACACATAAATAACAGTATGCATCTTTCGTAAGTAATTAAAATATTTATGTGTCGGATCGATATTAAAGGTAAACCCACTTGATTTGTTTATCCCTGAGACGAGTTTTGGTTGTGTTATTTTATGCTCGGTACGAATGTCGTGTAGTAATACATCTGACCGTGGAAAGTCTGAAGCCCATATCTGAATGATGGGAGCCTTGTTTTTTACCTCGTTTGTAATGTTTGTATTGAGGTCTACGTTTTTAATAAGAACAATAGACATCGCTTCTAGTCGTAACGCTTGACCTGTGGTACCTAGAGTCGCACCGTTTGTTTTCCAAGACGTCCAACCAGAGTTTTCTAGATGTCCTCGATACTGTACTTTGTATTTTGAAGCATCCGCGCCGATTAAAACAATCTCAACAGCTTCGATCCTTAAACCTTGACCGACTGTACCCGCCGTTTTACCATTAGTAACCCATGGTTGCCATCCTACGTTCTGAACATGAGTCCTATATTGTACTCCAATATCTAAACCATCCAATGATGATAATTTAATCTCAAGAGCTTCCATACGAAGTCCGAGTCCGGTGGTTCCTGATTTAGATCCGTTTTTAACCCAAGCAGCCCATGCCAAGTTCTGAATATGAGATCTGTAGTTAATCGCAATTAGGGGGGCATCTCCAGGAGTTCGAATAAGACTGTCTGATTTAAGTGTGATGATTATCTGGATTGCTTCAGCTCTCAAAGCTTGTCCAGTTGTCCCAGCAACATCACCGTCTCTACACCATTCTTGCCATGCTTCATTTTGAACGTGAACACGATACCAGATTGAATATTTATCAGCATCTGTTCCTGTAAGTCGGATCTTAATAGCTTCCAGACGTTTTCCTTGATCGGTCGTACCAGCAGTTTGACCGTTTGTAACCTCTGGTTGCCATCCGACGTTTTCGACATGAGTAGAATACGCAACACCGAGATTCAATGTTCCAAAATTTATGAGAGCTATTCGTATCGCCTCAATACGTAATCCTTGACCAACTCTACCACTTAATCGACCATCGGTAACTTCTTTACCCCAACCATAATTCTCAACATGTGTAGAATAACTAGCACATAATATCTTTTCTGGTGGAATCGCCATGTCTGGAGAAGTTATCGGTACAATGATTTGGGTTGGGTCGTCTTCTGGTTTGTTTGGCACTACAACTACAACTTCTTCTTTGATCTTCTCAAGTATAATCTGGATAGCTTCGGCTCTTAACGCCACTCCAGTAGTGCCAGCAGTCTCGCCATCTACTTTCCATTGTTGCCAACCGATATTTTCGACGTGGAGTCTATATTTGATTTTGTATTTCTTTGCGTCCAATCCGACTAATCGAATACGTAAAGCTTCAAGTCGTAAACCTTCTCCAGTCGTGCCGATAACTTCGCCATCTGTTTTAAGTGGTAGCCATCCTTGGTTTTGGACATGGGCTTGTGCTTCGATTCGAACATCAAGTCCGGCTTTTTCTAATAATTGTAACACGAGTGCTTCCATACGGAGACCCTTACCCTCCGTACCTGACGTGGCTCCATCCTGCACAAATACATTCCAGCCTTCGTTTTCGATATGGGTTTTATAGCTTATATTCATTACAAAGACCCTCCTCGATAATCAACTGAAACAGTGCCGGAGCCTATAAAGGTTAAAACATGATTTCCCTCACCAATAAAGATGTCCGGAACAACGGTTTCACCGGAGGCTAATTGGTAAATATTACCAAGATAAGAAACATTCATCGCATTAGAACAAATAAACTTTGGACATACTTTCTTACGACGCCCTACAATTGTTAAACTGCAAGGCGCTGTGAGATTGTAGTAATTACGAATGATGCCGTCGTTGAATGAGAAGGTATCCCATAACCACGGTTCCAGACTTGATTGTGTTTCGTATTTATACGGGTCTACAATCGCCGATATGGTAATTACAGACCCGTAGAATTTAGATTCGGTCTCGGTTACAGATATACGTCCTTCCCAATAGTAACCTGAATCTTTGTTAAATATAATCTTTAACTTACGACCCTGATACATATTAGCCAGCTCTGAGAACTGTGCGTAGTATGTGTTTTTACCATGGGTCGATTCGAGTTTGATTGTTATTGTTCGTTGTTTGTACTCTACATCACCGCTAAGACTTTCGGTCAAGTCAATAATGGATGACGTTCCTGGAATCTCGATTTGAACAATATCGGCTTCAGGTGCTGAAATATGTTTACTATTAAAACCATAACCAAGATCAGCTGTTAGCCATTTGTCTCCGATTTTTACATCTGCTATCAAGCTTGCCCCCTTGCTGCTAGACCTGTTCTGACTCCTAGAATATTGTTGATGTGTGGAGCAGTTGCCTTAGCGACTTGCTTTCCGTCCATATACAATGGAACTTCTATTGTTAGACTTGAGTTGTCTGAACCGTTTATTGATGCCACTACTTTGTTTACGGTAGCGGACACAACGTCGTCCAGAACATCCAAGACTGATGGTTGTGTGACTTTTGTTACCCTTGCGGATGTTGCGATATTCATACTATTACTTCCCCACAAGCTATTTGCTTCTTTTACTCCATTTTGAATTTCTGAGAGATCCATTACTGGTCTGATGGTTGGTTGTGCGTCAACACCATCCAAGATGTTTGTTCCTATCTTAGAGATGGTTTTGGACATGACGTTTAGTGACCCTTTAGCTACGTTAGCAGCCGCATTCGCAACCATTCCAGCACCGTTACGGAACCCGATAGCCATACCTTCGTCACAATCTTCGCCTAACCACATGAATCGTTTGGATGGTGAGTTGCTTAGGACTGCGTTTTTGGCGGCTTCATATGCAGACTTTGCGGCGCCAGCAGCGGCGTCAATAACACCGCCAACAGCTCCCAATATACCGTCGATCATACCTTGAATCATGTCGGCACCAACTTGGAAGAATTGACTAATACCGTTTTTAGCCGCATTATAAGCTGAAGATATAACATTACCAATAGCCCCAACAACATTACCAATAGCTCCCGTGATACCTGAGATAAATCCGCTATTCATGATAGCGCTACCAGCGTCTAAGAATCCGCCAATAGAGTTCATTAGAACGGCCTTACCCGCTTCGACAACTGCGTCGAATAGATTATTCACAGCGTCGATCATTGGTTGGGTATTGTCTCGTATTGCATCTGCCAGACCGTTTATAAAGGTTATAATTGCTTTAAAACCTGCGTCTACTAATTGTGGAACAGCAGATGCTATACCGGTTATAAAAGCGACTATAATATCTACGCCGGCTTGGATTAGGAGTGGTATATTTGTCGCAATTACTTGAAGTATCCCTAGTATTAATGTTAGGAACGCTTGTGTAATGATCGGTAGATTAGTAGCTAACGACTCACAAATTGCAGTTATGAACTGGAAGAACACTTCTACGCCCTGTGGTATAATAGTCGCTAAACTTGTTAATAGTGAGGATATAACGGATGTTATTGCTGCGGCTATTACTGGTGCTCCCGTTACTATAACCTGTGCAAATGCTACTATACCTTCTGCTAACGCGGTCGCAACGGTCGGTATTAATGTTACAATACCTGTGATGATTGTGGTCAATGCGTCAACTACTGCTTTTGACCCACTTGCTGTCATTCCTGCAAGCATTCCAAAACCAACGGCCAACGCTTGTATACCAAGACCAGCTAAGAATAATCCGGCACCCAAAGAAGCAGCGGCAATTCCTAATAACAATACCGCGGCTGCCACCAACAACATTGCTGGGATAACGGGAGTTAATAACGCTGCTGCACCGCCAAATATCAACAATGCTCCACCAAGCGCTAAAAGGGCAATACATACGCCCTCTAAACTGAGGCCAGATAAAAGTATCAACGATGGAGTTAACACCGCAATGGCGACTGCGGCCAATAACAACGCGGCAGATCCAGATACTGTTCCAGTCATTAAATGTAAGGCTAATGCCAAAACACCTAAAGACTCTGCTAACGCCAACAAACCAATACTCGTCTGATCCAGAGTTAAACCACCAAGACTTGACACTGCGCTCGCCAAAATCTTAACACCAATTGCCGCGATTAATAAACCGGCACCAATAAATAACATATCTTTAGGCATGGCTCTTAACGCGCCCGCCATAATCCCCAACGCTCCACCAAGACCAATTAGACCAATTAGAACTCCGTCTATACCAATGTCAGCCATATCGGACATCGCACTCGCAATAACCTTTAACCCAATTGCCAATAATAATAAACCAGCACCAGTGTCGATCATTCCTTCTGTAAATTTAGTGTTGTTACAGAATATTCCGATTACTGCTAATATTCCTCCAAGACCTACAAGACCGGTTATCAATTGCTCCCAAGTTAATGTTGATAGATCGGTTAACGCGCTCGCCATTATTTTTAAAGCTATTGCAAATAATATCAATGTTCCGGAACATTTAACGATGTCGTCCTCTATCATTGATAATAATTTCATAGATCCGACTAACGCCCCCATCAATGCTATAACACCGGTCAAACCTCTGGCTATTTGATCCCATTCCAGCTCACCGAGTTTTTTCATTGCCGAGGCTAATATAAACACTGAAACTGCTAATATTATCATAACTGCCGAACTTTTTATAGCTCCCTTTGCAAGTGGGTCTATTCCCTGGAATATGGAGAATGCACCAAGTAACAATGTAAAAGCGACAACCAAGGCCATTAAAGATCCTGCCAATTTTGGACCGTCAATTCCAGATAACACCAGTAACGACGCTGCAAGTATACCTACAGCTATTGCAATGGTTAATAGTATCTTTGCGTTTATCTGATTTTGATAAGCTTTGAGACTATCTTTAACAC